TTAAGTTTTATAAATTCGTTCTGAACTTCTGTACTCGCTACACTCATTAAAGGTCCAGACATAAATGCCACAAGTATTCTTAGTTGGAATTCTGGTCTAGCATTATGAGGAGTTATAACGATTTGTCCCGGTTCTTGTCCATCTCCATATAGAACAAGACAATTTCTAACTATCATATCATAAGCAGATTTTTCTTCTTCCATCCAAATAGCAAAGTCTAATCCTTCTTTTAACACTAACAGTTTGAAAGCATCAGGATCTGATACCCCAGACTTTAACATTTCTATAGCCTCTGTCTTACGCGCAACCATCGAACGGGGACTAGTTTCTTTAATAGTAATAGATACATTCTTCACGGAAGGAAGAGGGTTCATTCCTTGGAATTGAATTGTACTCTCATTAGGATTTATAATTGCTCCTGCCATCTCAAGATTTAAATCTGAAACGGGAATCGCTATAGGATTGTCCATTAGAGTTCTTACTGCACCTGCAAGCACTGATCGGAAACAAGAACCAAATGCTTGTTCTATACCCCGACTTGGATTTGTCATTGCTTTATTAATTTGTTCGTCAAGGAATGAAAGACCCACAGCAGAATCGACACGACCTTTCTCACGAATAAGATCTTGTACAGGATTCATTCTATCTAATAAGTCTTTAGCGAACGCTGCCGTCTTACCGGGAATATCTCCTGAATTATGAGGGGTTATATTAAAAGGTCGGAAAGTTTCAACAACGGGATCAGGTTCGAAAGGTAAAACTCGAAGACCGCTACCTACATCTCGAAGCATAGCACGATCGTTGAATTGACCTTGAGGCATAACGAGAACGCCATACCTATCTGTATCCCTAACATTATTAAATAAAGATTTAAGTAATCTTTCCATCTCACGATTTAAACTGAATAGGAGGTCGAAGAGTCCTGAACCGTGGAAGGTTCCATTTTCCATAAATCTAGCAAAGCCAATAGGACAATATACTTCTTGTTCGTCAAATTCTACATCGTGAAGAACATGTTCACCGCTTGTTACTACATATCTTGTGACTGTATCCCCCACTCCAAATGTCCATACTTCTCGTATCTTTACTAAAGATGTATGTTGTTTTGAACCACTAACGGTTCCTTGAGAGGTATCGCTCCAATAAGTCGTATCTCTTCCTGAGTGACTAGTTGGTCCTGCTTCTGTGCCACCATTCTCGTTTTCTCCCTCACCTATATTGGCTTCCCACCATTCCATCTTCTGGAGATTTCTCTTAAGTTTCTTACCAAACATTTCTTCTAAGAATTCTAGAGGAACTGTTCTTTGTCTCATTAAACCCCGTGCCTTTGTGTAGTCTGCACCTAGAGATGGGAAGGGGAATAATTCTCGTGGATGAATGACTTCTAAGTCAGCAGTTAATCCAATAGTAGGAGATTCTGCAATATGTCCTGCAATTCCACAAGAACCCAACGCTGTAAATATATGAGCGAATTGAGTCTTAATTTTTTCTAGTTGATCATTAGATACTACATGATCCATTACTATCTGACTGATAGCTCTTTCACGAATACTATTTAAAGAAATACCTTGCCTTACAACTTTAGGTCTAAGATCTAAAGAGGCTAATCTAGCAGAAACCCTATCAATTGAAGATAGCATTTCTTGGGATTGGAACTCCATATTCCCTTCTTCATCTAAGTAGTGGGGTGATAAGGCTCCCGTGTGAGGATCAAAGATGTCAAACCGCCTTGCTCCACAAAGATAATGCCAAGCTAGAAGCCACATGACTCTACGATAAGACAACCGTGATTCTTCTCGATCAGCGTGTTCGTCAATTACTCTCGCTAAGTCATGCTTGTTCTTCGGTAGTTTTATCGTGTCTAGTGCCACTTTGTTTCGCCTTTAATTTTCTTTCTGCTACGCCCTTTGGCTTATACCCTTTAGGGGTCTCCATCCCTATTGTAGTGTTTTTTAATTCTGATATCTCCGGTATAACCTGAGTAGTTGGATTTTCTGGTACGATTTGATATGGTTGTTCCCCATCACGAGGTCCAGTTCCATAGTAACATCTCATTAGTTTATCGAAAAATGCTAAAGGAACAACTACGGAGTTTTTATGTTCATATTCTTGTGGTGCATTCGGGATCATCTTTTACGTCCTTGTCTAATACTTGTAAGATTTCTGAAACAGTTAATTGATTAAAATTTAGACCATGAGCCAGATAAGTTCCACTTTTTTCATCGTAAACTTCTCCATCCTTCAACCTTTCTAAATTCGTTTTATTAGGTAGGTCCACCTTCCCTATGCTCTTTAAACGACCTTTAATGATAAATTGAGACATACATACACAATCTAACTCGTCATCATGTTGTAACCCGCCATCCCTCGCATCAGGATTGAATTGACCAATTTGGTCTATCAATCTCCTGAAGGAAGCCGTGGATTTCCATAAAGGAATTTTTATTTTTTTATGTTCAAATCTTAGAGATAGAGAAGCAATCTTTGCAGATTTCTCAATCATGCCCGGATTGAGCTTCTTAATCCCCGGGATATGCTCTATCCCCATCATGTCCTTTGCTCTAGTTCTAACCAGAGAATCTAACGTGGTATAAACACCTAATCCCTGTTTAATTGCCTCTACGTGGATAGTTGGTACTTTCCACTTATCAGCTAAACTCATTGACTGTTTAATGAGTTCATCTTCTCTACATTGAGCACTCCATAGGTCTATAACGAATAAGTCGTTATTCGAATTTATACCCATTACACATGCCACTTTGAAGTCTGAATCAGAAGTTGCTGTATAAGAGGTATCTACAGACATAAAGAGACGAATACTTCTTAAGAACTCGCACATTCGTACCTTCCTAAGTTCATCTCCCGAATACCAACAAACCAGAGTATTACTTGAATAAGGATCTTCTTCTGTCAAATTATCAACATCTTCAAGCCACCAACCGTGTGTCTCCTTTGAGAGTGGGGGAAAGAATGCACCTTCCCCCTCACCGGGACGAGCCATATACTCCGCAAGGAAGTTAGGTGTACCAATAATCTCTCGTATTTCTTCTAAGGAGACTCTATCTTTCCATTCAGGATTTGCGTCTTTTGCCTCACGGGAGGGAGGCCACATATCAGGCCAACAAGAGATTAACTCTCCATTGTCTCCCTCATATGCAGCCCTTACAATCATTCTCGACCATAGGTTAAATCGTGGATCTGAAGCGACTGTATCTCCCGCAGGGTTTTGTTCTGTTTGTAATGCATGCCACGCATAGTGCCTTCTAGACACAAATGTTGCCAACCAATCCACACCACAACCTGCTCTCATAACCATAGGAAGAACAACTTTAAATAAGAGGTCATCCATATACTGACGAATAAGAGTCATAGATGTTGATGCCTTTGGATCATACTCAGGATCATCCAATACATAGCGTCGTGGACGACCACCCCGTTGACGAGATTCAGCTGAGATGGCTCGTAGCCAGCTACCATTTCTTAATTGCATCATCTCAGTTCCGAATGGTGCTTCACCTCTTTTAGGCACTAATCTTCCATCGGGAAACTCCGGATTCCAATCATCCTGTAATCTTTGGTTGTGCATTAACTGATCTTTCAATGCTTGACCCGTACCACGAGCGTTATCGTTTGTGGATGTCGCATAAAGAATAGTAAACATTGAACGAGATATCATTCGTAGCAAACATGCTTTACGAACTAAGAATGATTTAGCAGAGCCCCGTGGCGCAATACATATATTGCGAGGAGACGCAGCCCATTGTTTTAAAATGTCGTAGTGGAATGTTGGAGTCTCAAGAGGACTATCATCATAGAATAAAGGATCAAAATCTACTGATTGGTCTGCATGTAAATAATATAAATCAAAGAATCGCATAGAAGCAGCAAACGATTCTGCTATTTCCTTCTGCGTTTTATCTTTTGTAGTCCATAATCGACAAGCATTAACTCTTGCTTTTCTTTGACCATCTTCACTTAGTTCTGGATAGTCGGGGGGTAAAGGATAAAAAGGATTATTTTCTTGAGGTATCCAAACTACCATTAAAGACGTTTTTCCATTGACATAGTAACAAAGGTATAAGTAGCCGCTATTCTAGCAAGTGCTGAAGCGAGGGTATATCTATCAGCTCCAACAGTTGACTCTTTCCTAAGTTCTAGCAGGGACGCATTCCAAAAAGGAAGTAAATTTCTGTCTTCATCAAATAAGACTTTCCATATTTCCTTATAAAGATTTTCAAAACCGTTCCCCCACTCATTTAAGTCCATAATACCTAAGTCTCTGATAGCAGGACCTGCTATTTGTAGAAACTCCATAGAAGAAATACTTTGAAGGGTAAGAACCGCACTTGTACACATACCACAAAGTTCAGGTATCTTAGCTTCCTTTATTATTGTTTTTGGCTTCGAGGATTTGGTGGTTGTTTTGCGTTTCGTTTTGGTCTTGGATTTTGTCATTTTGACTCCTCAGGTTTGTTAGTAGTGATGATGAAGACATTGATCTACTTACATTAGTATCAGGCAATGTCTCTGTTTGTGTTATGGTGCCTATCATACCATTTGCAGAGACTATCTCCTTCATTAAGATTCTAAAATGTCTTAATGCTGGTAATGCTACCTTGGGATCAGGATCTCGTGTTAATTGTATAACTGTTGTTATCTCTTCCATTACATCAAAATCTGATGCTTTAATTGCTGCAGCAGCCCCATTTAGACCATAGAAAGAAGTGATTACTTCTTCAGCTGTCGCTTTCTGTATCGTCCCTTGTGTCGAATTCGTCATTAGATTCTTCTTCATAATTTTCCATTATATTACCGGGTATAGAATTTATATCACCATATATATTAATTGATTTCTTTGTATGCTTTTCTTGTTCATTCTGCACTATCGCAGCAATACCGGCTCTAGCCATTCTATCCGCTGCGTTTCTTGCAGCATTTTTAGTTTCCGATGTCATAGATAAACCACCTAATGCTTTACATGAAAGTAGTTCACAAATCAAAGGTTCTAAGTTTTTAGCTACATAATCTTCTTCTAGCTCAGAGGGTCTTTGTTTACCTGTCGCTACAGATCTACACCCTGAAACAAAAAAGTCATCTCTCCCCACTCTAGTAATTGCTTTCATTGCAATTTGAAAAGAATTCATTTCAACATAACTATTCTTGCCTATTTCTATAAGGGGAACTTTAAGTGCTCTACAAAAAGAACGAAATGCTTTCTTTGAAATGTTTCCACCAAATTCTTTTATGTACCAATCTTCCGATAGAAGTTTAATACCCGATCCAAATCCTATATAAAATTGATCACTCATTTCTTTTTAATAACCTCCTCATCGTTGTAACATCATATCTAATTCCCTGCTCTGTCGTCGTGCATTTATTTCTCTTCTCTTTATTGCCATATATTCGTCATCTGGTGCGGAGAGACTACCCGGATCATCAACAAGTTGACCCGCAAGCTTTTCACCTGCTCCCCAATAACTAGATCCCATAGCAGCACCCGTATCCTTGGCACCTCTCCAAGCCTCACCCCCGAAATTCAGAAGAGTATCAAGTTGAGTACCATAATCATCGCTTCCCAAGAGTCCCATATTCATCCCTGCTTCATAACCACCGTGACCAGCACCTGTTAGTGTTGCACCTGTTTCTGTTAAACCCTGACCCCAAACACCGGGATCAGTTTGGAGGACTCTATTTCTAGGATCGGTCAATGTCCAATCACCGTATTCGTCATTCCCGTGAGTCCTATATAGTTCTGCGCCTCCTGCTATTGTTCCAGCTGCAGCGCCAACTACTCCTCCACCTGCTACGAGTCTTCCTCCAGCAGTACCGGTTGGTATTGGTGAGAAAGGATTTCTTACAAATCCCCTACGATAAACTGTACTCCTGCCCGGATGGTGAGTATTTTGGCCATATACCGATCCCGTAGAGGATTGATTTCCTCTAGAAATCATACGTTGTCCGTGCAAGGGGATATCCTTTAATTTAGGTTGGGCTTGTGGAACTTTCGGTTGTGCGGGAGGTAATTGAGGGTAAGGATCGATGGTAGGAGTGCGACCCGGTGGTAATTGAGCGGTTGTCTTCTGGGGCCAAAATACATTTTTATCCCCATATTTCATTGTTAGACCAGCAGAACCAAGTCCTAAGACTTTTAACCACATAGGTACTTCCCACCCATCATCATCTGGTGTTATACCCATTGATTGGTTGTAAGTTTTTTCTGATTCTTCTACTATAGGATCTTTATATTCAACAACAGGAGGTCTATCTTCTGTATAGTTGTCCTTTTCTATAGCTTTATCTACAGCCTCATCCGCTTGTGCTACTTGTCCCTCTTCTACTATAGGACCTTCTTCAGGACCTTTCTCGGGACCTTTCTCGGGACCTTTCTCGGGACCTTTCTCGGGACCTTTCTTTGCATCTTTCTTTGCTTTCCACGCACCAT